AAACAACCAATCACGTACAATTAAGGCAATCTCAAATTAATTATGTCGATACGGTTTTAGAGAATGATATTACATTTTGTTATGGACCAGCAGGTACCTCTAAAACTTTTACAGCATGCTATGTAGCACTCCAATTATTACAAGAACAGAAAATTAAAAGAATTATTTTATGTAAGCCCATTCAAGAGGCTGGAGAGAAACTTGGTTTTTTACCAGGAACGATCGATGAGAAGGTGGATCCCTACATGAAATCTTATAAATCCAATATTGAAAAAATCATAGGCTTCTCTCAGACTGAAACCCTATTCGGAAAAGGCATTATTGAATTTCAACCGCTCGCATACATGAGAGGTGATACATTCGATGATGCATTGATGATCCTTGATGAAGCGCAAAACGCCGATTATAAACAATTGATGCTTTTTGTTACCAGAATGGGTAAGGATTCTAAAGTGATAGTTGCTGGAGACGTAAGTCAACACGACATCGCTAAATCAAAGGTATCTCTGCCGTCGTTCATGGATATGTTGAAAGGAATTAAAGGAATCGGAACACATATCTTTGGCGAAAAAGATATTGTAAGAGCTAAAATTCTACAAGACGTTGTTAACCGCTATGAAAAGTGGAAAGATGAGAACGGTAAGTAAACTTTTACACATATTTTCATATAAGATTAAATACTTAATTTACTTATATGTCAAAATTGATCTTATTGAAATCGCAGTTTAACGAGAACACAAGCATTATAGAGGTTGGACTCGATGAGGCTGGAAGAGGAGCTTTAGCAGGACCGGTTACCGTTGCAGCATGCATAATGCCCATTGGATTCCAACACCCAGCGATAAGAGATTCTAAATTGCTTTCTGAACCACAGAAGGCAGAATCTTATAAAGTGGTAATGGATAATGTGATCGCATGGTCTTGTGTCCATATAGAACCTGAAATGATCGAGAAGATCAACATTTTAAATGCAACGATGCATGGAATGAAGAAATGTTTGGATAGTTTAACAGAACAAAACCAACAATTTGATTTTATTATTGTCGATGGAGATCAATTTCACGGCTATCATGATTATAAATATCAAACAATAGTCGGTGGAGACAATAAATATACTGCCATCGCTGCGGCTTCGATCATAGCAAAGGTAAAACATGATGAATGGATGAGAAACGAAGAAGAGGGTAAGATTTATGGATGGGCTTCGAACAAGGGATATGGTACTGCAGCGCACATTAATGCAATTAAAACATTAGGTCCTAGTAAAAATCATAGAATGAGTTTCATATCGCATCTGTTAACAAAAACAGAACAATTATTCTAATGAACAATTTAACTATTGGATTTCTCTATATGGCTTTCGCGCAAATTTTGGTGTGGTTTCAAAGTTATGGACAGTTCATCTATCCTAAATTTAAAGAACATCCGTTTATCGTATCACTTATATTCGGTACCTCTGCGTCCTATATGTTTATTCAATCAGTACAATATATTGCCCTACACTTTAAAGGAGAGCTTTGGCCTGCAAGATTTTTAGGTCAAGCTACTGGAATGGTAATCTTTGCCGTAATGACTTGGATCCTAATGGATGAAGGTCTTAATACAAAAACTATGGTTTCTTTAGGAATCGCAGCTATTTTAATTGCGGTCCAGTTGCTTTGGAAATAATTTAAAACTTTTTTTAAAAATAGTTGTGCCCAGATTTTTTAATCTGGGCATTTTTGTTTATATTTGCATATCATTAAAAACTAAAACAAAAAATGAACAACTTAGAAATTAACATCAATGAAATCGAATGCAACGGATCTACCTACATTCCTAACATCCAAACCAATAGCCAAACGGCATCAGTGCAGACTGCAGTTAGTCTTTATCGAATGAGATATTCAGATCAAGAAATATTCGATACATTTCCTGCTGGAGAAGATTATTATAGAGGCTATAGATTTACAGATGATAGTACAGTTGCAGGTAGAGCAGTTTCAGCAGTATTAAATTATCTACAACCTAAAGTTCCTGCTGAAAATCTACAAGATGAATTTAATCGATTCTTTGAAAACATAAATGGAACAAACATGGACTTTTTAATCTTAGATGCTTTTAGAGACTGTGCAGCTGCAGATTACTATTACGAATTTGAAAAAGAATATTAATAATGAGCAACTTAAATTTGGGTTATTGTTGCATTAATCTTACGTTACAAGAATCAAAAAACTTGACGACCAATAGATCGATGATCAGAAAAACTTTCAACGATAAAGGCATCAAGTACTCTTCAGAACTCACTCTTAAAAACGTCGAAGACCTCGAAAAGGTAATTCAATGGAACATTCAACGAGGTATCAAAGTGTACCGAATGTCAAGCGATATGGTTCCGTGGATGTCAGAATATGAGTTAACCGATCTTCCAGACTTCAAAAAGATTCAGGTCATATTAGAACGTATCGGTGATACGGTACAAAAAAATGGTGTAAGACTTACGTTCCATCCTGGACCCTTTAACGTATTGGCATCTCCAAAGCCGCAAGTTGTTCAAAAAGCATACAAAGAACTGCGCCAGCATGGTCAGATATTGGATCTGATGGGTCTGCCACGAACACCTTATTATCCAATCAATATTCATATTGGTGGTGCTTATGGCGACAAAGAGAAGACAATCAGGACATTCTGCGACAACTTCCAGCTGTTGGATGATACTGCAAAGAAAAGATTGGTGATCGAGAATGATGACAAGGCTTCGATGTACACGGTAGAAGACCTATACGAAGGAATCTATAAGAACATTGGAATTCCGATCACATTCGATTTTCTGCATCATCAATGCAACCCAGGTAACCTTACCGAAGCAGAAGCCCTTGGACTGGCATTCAAATCATGGGACAGCAGCATTATTCCAATAACGCACTATTCATCGTCGAAGAAAATTAACGAAGACGAAGATTCTATCTTCAGGGCTCATGCCGATTACATCTACGAAGAAATCAATACACACGGATATTTGATTGATATAGAATTAGAATCAAAGGCAAAAGAACTTGCACTGCTTAAGTACAGAAAAGATTTTGAAAATAGTTTATAAAATATTTTACCGTGTCATAGAAATTGTTTATATTACATTATAATTAAAAACAAACAATATGAATATTCAAACTAAAAATTTCAAAAGTCGTCTTAAAGAAGGACAACACGGTTATATCACTCAATCTATTTTAGATTTTGTTCAGTTAAATGGTCCAGTTCGATATAAAACAATGGATGAATTCTATCAAGTAGAATTAAGAGGTCAACTGAATTATGGACGTAGCAGTTCGCTCAATCATCATTTAGAAAACTTAATAGTTCCTAAAAGAAACCGTAGATGTAAAAGATATTTGGTTAAAAGAAGTGATGGTTTGTACGTAATAGGTCATATTTTTACTGGTACTGATTTAATTAAAAAATAAATTTTACCGTGTCAGAAAAAATGTTTATATTTACATATCATTAAAACAAACAATATGAATTATTCTCAAATCAAATCAGCTCTATCTAATCTTTCTAGCGCTGAACTCTCTCAACTTAATGTTGATGTTATCGAAGTTATTAAATTGCGTCGTAGAACTGAAGCTGGTTCGGTTAAAAGAACTATCAGTTATGGTTCAGTGGTAGTGGTTAACCATCCTAAAGCGGCTGGTAAAACTTTCACGGTAAACGAAATCAAACGTACCAAAGCAATATTAGTTGATAACGATACTAACCAAAGGATCAGTGCCCCTCTTAGTTTAATCTCATCAAAATACTAATTATGAAAAAAAATATCTTAATCGCATTAGGTGCAATTTTATTAGCATCATGCCAAAAGGAAGGTTTGCCTTTATCAAACACAAGTACTCAACAAACTGCAGCCCTATTAGCATCTGGAAATAAATCTGGAAGCAGCATTAAATCTTCAAATCTTCCTGATACTACGAAGATAAAGCAACTTGGATTACTTTCAAATGTTTCAATGTCATCATCAAATTTGACATCTGCAACTTCTGAAGGTTCTGCAAGTATTGACGTTCAACTTGGAATGTCGGATACGTCTTATAGTTTATCCAAAATTAATGGATGGGACTTTACGAAATTAGCTCTTCCATTTGCATTACCGCATTGGAGCGATACTGTGGCTCTAAATGATTGGATGCCCGACAGTACGTTATATTTGATTAGTGGTAACATCGATCCAATGAACGGATGGCCATATCTATATGCTGCTTTTAAAAATAGACCAGCTGATGATTCATATATGATTATAAAGAAGGCACTATTTGCAACAATGGGTAATTATGAACTTTTTCCAGGAGATCCAGGAAATTCTACCAATTATGCGTCTTCTTTAAATTCGATGAAATGGATCTCTGCGATCTATATGCAAAATCAAATTATTAATCATAACGGTAAGATTGGAATCTTAAATTATGTAGATAATGATGCATGGGTAACAAATGCAGCCGGAGTTTCAACAAGAGTATACAATTCATCTGATAATCAAATGGGAAGTTCATTAGAACCAGTTTGGTTGGTCGGAGATATTTACCGAAGGAGCTTAGAATTAGGAGGATCCTCAGTTTTACCAGATGCTGTGCACAATGCTGCAATATGGTACTATGCTGGTTGGATTACTAACTATGGAATGACGACAAGTACCGCAGGAGCTCCAGGAACCATCGTAAGTAACAATGAATATCAAACAAAATCGATTAGCCAATATATTTCTAGATATGGATATGCTCAATTGGCAACTGCTATTGCATTAAAAAGCATGGTAAATAGACCAAAGAATGTATACAATATGTATGATGATTTAAGATCTGTCTCAGCATTCGGTGAACCAAACTATTACAATCAAGCAATGAGCTTTGGACTGAAATACATTTTAAATAACTTAACAAATAATTATCAATCAATGATATTAAATAATGATGATAAAACGGCAGCTTTATCAGCATTGAATGAAGCTTTAGGTTATATTACTTTTGATGCAGCGCAATCACCAAACAAGACACAATTTATAACGCAAATCAATCAAATTATTTCGATTGTTCAAGGAATGTAATTGAAACCTTTTAATCTTTTTAAATATTAATCCTATGTCAAAATTATTATTATCTGCCCTAAAAGCAAAATACGAAGCTGAAAAAGCTGAAGCAATGGCAAACATTGAAAACCTAATAAATAATTCTCACAATAGCGCTTCAATTGTACGAGCATGTGACCGTTATATTGATGAATTTGTAAATGCCGATAAAAAATTAAATACGCTTAGCATAATATTTACGGTTAAACAGACCGATACAAGCGAATAGATCAATTTACCTATCACAATTCCAGGCCCTATCGAAAGGTAGGGTCTTTTTGTGTTTGATATATAACTATATGTCAAAAAATGATTCATATTCTGACTATCCTAAAGCAGCTTCTAAAAATGCGAAAAAGGCAATAGATTGGAAGGAAAAGTACGGTAGAGACGAAGTCACTGCTGGAACCGAAGTGGGTTGGCAAAGAGCCCATCAACTTGCAAAGGGAGAAGCTCTCTCAAGAGATGTTGTTTCAAGAATGGCGCAGTTTAATCGTCATCGTAAAAACTCATCAATAGCTCCAGAGCACAAAGACGAACCATGGAAAGACAATGGATACGTTGCATGGCTTATTTGGGGAGGAGATGAAGGCGTGGATTGGGCAATGAAGAAAATGGATCAAATAAAAAAAGAAGAGGATGCAATGGATGAATCTATACAAGCTAACGAGGCAGCTACACAGCATATGAGCAAAACTGCACGTCTTCAAAAGAAAATGACTGACATTGCTGATAAAACCAATTCAATCAAAGATAAAATCAAAAGTATCGATTTTAAAATGAAATCTGACAAGCATGCTGAAAAGAATAAAGATGTTCAGGCCGTAAGCAAGATTGAAATTGAAAAGAACAAATTAAAATTACAGATTTTAAATTTAGATAAGAAGGCAACGACAGTTAAGATGAAATCATCTAATGAAAGTTGGATGCCAACATTTGAATCATTTGTTCAAACATATTATAATAATGTAGATGAAACGTATTAAACTATTTGAAGAATTTCAGTCCGATAAAAAATTAAAGATTGGAATCTATCATGACAAGGGTGTTAAAAAATCTACAATCCAAGTTTGGGATGATTTTCTAGATAAGTTTTTTAGCGTTACTCCATTTAAATTAGACTCTGATAACTTTAAATTAGATAATTTTAAAGACTTAGATCTATTAATCATACCGGGCGGTAAAGCATATGAAGAAAGCTTGGGAATCTCAGAAGATGGAAAACAAGACCTAAAGAATTGGATTTCTGACGGTGGTAAACTTTTGGCAGTCTGTGCAGGTTATCATTTGATCGCAGGTGGGCATGATTGGTCCCTTAATTTAATTCCATTAAAGAGATTGGATTACCAAGAAGAATATCTGACACATGATGTTGTATATCTAAATTTTGAAATTACTGCATTCGGCAAGCAAGTTTTTGAGGCTTCTGATCCTATTGTGAATCTATACTATCATGGTGGTCCGATCATGCAATACGAAGAGGATGGAGAATTTAAAGTGTTATTAAAATTTGCAGAGGAGGTTCCTCATATCAAGCAGCATCCAGATTTTGTAAAGGGTTCGATTGCTGGACTTTGGGCTCCATTTGGACTAGGCGAGATCATTGCAATTAGTCCTCATATTGAAAAGACACTTTCACAACAAAAACTATTGGCATCCGCTGCTAGGTACTTGATTAACCGAAACGGGCAACTTAGATAATTGTCGAGAACATAGATATATAAATCCTTAGAACATAATAAAATAATCACAAAAAAATTTAAAAGTATGGCAAGTTTAAAATCATTTGATCAGTTTGTTTCAGAAATGGACAGAACTGAAGAAATAGAAAAAGACATTATGGATATGGGTACTCCTGATGTTAAATCAGAAAAAGAGGCTGACGCTGAAGCTGAAACAGTTCAACAAAAGAACGAGGCTAAAGACGAAAGCGGCATCCCTGCAGAAAAATTAGACGGTAAAACTAAAGACGTTTCTGGTAAGATCAAATTCGACGGTAAAATTGTTGATCAATCTGCACATGACGATTCAGCTGAATTAAATAAAGACCTTAAGAACGACATCAAAGGCGATGTGGTTGCTAAAGAGGTAAATGAAGACGAAGACGCTGAAAAAAAAACTGAAGTAGAGGAACCAAAGGACGAGCCTAAAAGAACTGTATCTGAACTTTTGAAAGAATGTTACGAACAGGTTAAAAACGAGGCTAAAGTATGGGAAGAAGACGATCATGATGAGCACACGGTAGAATCTTATATGGCTGAATGCGCTTCTTTAATCGGTAACTACTCAGCAAACACCCTTAAATCTTTAAAAGAAGATTACGCGCCAGAAGCTTATGAAGCAGCATGTAATTCTATGAAAGATGCCTTCTGCAAAAAAGTTGATGAGGCTAAGGATGCTAATTTGGCACCACAATCTCAAACTCCAGAAGTAGACGAGGATCCAGCTGCTAAAGCATAATTAAATTAATATCTCGCATATCTCTCTAAAAGGACAATGGACTCGCAAGAGTCCATTTTTTTGTGTATACATATATCATGACTAGAAATGAATTACCAAAATACTTAAAGACCATCGGTCTTAATGGAATCGGCGCAGAAATTGGAGTTGAAAGCGGCAACTTTAGTGAATTATTATTGAAGAGATTGAATGGGCTCCTTGGCATTCTTGATATATCATAAAAACATAGTAATGCTCAGAAACTATCTTCGACTAATCGATATAAATATTTTAACATAATATAGTAATATGCCACGTATCCCAATTGAAAAGATCTATATGCAAATAGCATATCAAATCTCTAAGCTCAGTTATGCTGAACGGCGTAAGGTAGGATGTGTTATTGTAAAGGACGAACAGATCGTCAGCTTTGGCTATAATGGCACACCGCATAAATTTGATAACACATGCGAAACCATAGTATATATGGATGGCGATGCTGGAGGCTGGTTGGATCCAGAAGAAGTTGAAGAGATCTGGCCGTATGAGAATGAAACAGGCCGTTTTAAATTGGTTTCTAAACATGAAGTATTACACGCAGAATCTAATGCACTAATGAAATTAGCGAAGACCACGATGTCCTCTAAAGACTCGGTTCTATTCACAACGACATCCCCTTGTTTTGATTGTGCAAAGCTAATCATCCAGTCAGGAGTAAAGGAAGTATTTTATTGTGAAGCATATCGTGACATGACTGGAATTGCACTATTGGAGCGCGCAGGGATTCCAGTGAATCAAGTAATTGTATGGAACAATGATTAATTAATTATTCACTATAAACTATAAGAAGATGGGATTTAACAAATGGCATGTACCCGATGATCCACAAGAATTAAGAGACAGGGTAAAAGAGATCGGATCTAATGAATTCTATCGAATATACATAAAGAAGACTGATAGCTTTATCGGAAGCTCAAAGACTATGAGATATTTAGAACAATTTGCAAAACAGTATCATGAAACAGATCAGGAATTTCATTACGTCTCTGAAGAACTCGAAAATCTATCAGAAAACTAATAGCAACTATATGAAAACAAACGATACAACAGTGGAAACATCAGAACAATCCAATGCACCTATGCGATACCAATGGAGAAAGGGTGATCAATTTGGCAATGTAGTTATCTTCGAAAGGGAAGATGACCAATTTGTGTACTTTACAAACGGCTCTAAGATATTCAAAACGGTACTAAATGAGTTCATGTTTGTTATTGAAGGGGATGAATTGCCATTACCAATGCAAAATGAGGGACCTAGTGTTATTGAAAAAATGGAAAAAATGAAAATTGATTCTAGAATTTCCCCCGACTTTGGACAACAAATTTCCTCTAAATCCCCTGAACAGACGCCACTGGAAAAACTGATTCTCAAATTGTCTAAAAAGAATTCAACCTCATTAGATCTGCAGATCGAGATTGGGATTCCAAAGATCGAGGTTGTAGACATGCTGATCGAGAATTCAGATGACGACCGAGAAACGATCATTGATGCCATCTTAAAAATGGCAATCGATCAAATTGATATAAATACTGTACAACAACAATTAAAAGATAAAATCACGTCACACTTAAACAACTATTATAATGAGTAAAAATGGACAATCTGCTAGCCGCAGACAAAGAAGAAGCATGTACAAACAGGCTGGATTCTTAAGAATCAAGAACACGTACAGATTCGGTAGCCCAGTTTCTAATTCATGGTATCAGAAAATGCGTCAAGATGGCGCTGCAGCACATGAAAGAAATGTAAAAGCATCACAAGACGCTATTGAAAGCGTATTACAAGACAGATTAAATAAAAGCATCGAAGCCTGGAAAGAAGTAGGTTATAATGATGCTGAAATTAAAATGTTAGAAGAGGCATATGCCTTAAGATCAGTTAAAACTAGAGAAACCTTAACAATCGACAGAAAAACAGCTAAGAAGCTTGAAAGAGATGCAAAATTATCTTTGACTAGCAGAACTAAATAAGATATGCACGTAATAACTTTAGAATTAGCAGACAATGGCCTCATAAAAACCGTTGCAGATGATAATATCAATGCAGCAGGAGAGAATTATGAGGCCGTTGTTGTTTATGATTTTGAGTCTTCTAATTCTAATGAAACGAAGATCAAATTCTTAAACGACATCTCGATGGATGCCGGGCTTGAGCTTGGAAATCCAAGAGATAAAAAACAAATAAAAATAGTTCAGGAATGGGGTGAATCTTATTTACCGACTCCTGGGGAGATCACGTCTAAAATAGCTGCTCATCAGTTAGAAATCAAAAGACTGGAATCTCTGCTTAAAACTTAATGGAATTAATTATTGAATGTGTTTGGTATTCGAACAGAAAGGACTTTATTAAGTTCTCGAAATCGGATGATTGTTATGATCACGTGATAGACCATCACGCAATTTCGAGTAAACTCTCGAAGTCAGACATTCATGGCGCAGAACCCCCAGACGCAGTCATTGGAATCTATATTATTAAGCAACTAACCGATGCACTGGTTTCAACGTCAGAAGACTCTATCTCTGATAAAAAGAAGATATTGTATGTGATTAAGAACCTCAACCTTGAGACCATAGATGTACTTAAAGGACTTATCGCATCAATCTATCCAAACTCCTACAAATTTAATCTAATCATCATTAATCGGGATGACTATCCAAAGAAAGGTGTACTTTCAAGCTTCAATCACGTTAAGTTTATAGATAATTAATTATGGTAAGACATACTTTATTTTCAAAAGGTGAGACCATCTATGCCCTATTATCTAATTATAGGCATCCAAATGTAGTATTTCCAGTGCAGTGTATCGTTCATGATATTAAGTTTGATGAACTGATGCCTCAATATCTGGTTCGTATCAATCATTTCTATGATGATATTGACTTCTTAAAAAGATATTTCTTTGGTTTAACTTTCAGAGGTGACTTTGAAAATAAAAAGCAGGTTAAATTTAAACTAAAGAGACAGCTATACCGTAAGATCGAGGATCTGGAGCGTCAGGTTGCCGAGAAATGGGAGACCTATTTAATTGCGGTTGACTCGGTATTTTGCGTGAAAACCAAGGCTGAACAAATTGAATTGTTTAATTCGTTGCAGGACTTCTTCGTGGAGAAGACAATGAAAGAACTATATGAAACTACAAATCGTGCATTTTACTCAAAGGGCCAATACTACTATCACTCCAAAGGTGAATTCGAGGCCTCTTTAAAGAAATTCTTAGCCCAAAGGGCTCCAACCGATCCTGATTATTACGACAAATTATTATTTAGACCTCTATCTTCCGACCTGGATAAAATTGAGATCTTATAAAAGTGATATATACTTAGATGGGATTAAACCCATTTAAACAAATATCACAAAAGAATGGCATTCGAACCAATAGATACTATTAGAACTTCAAATGCGCCATTAACAAATGACGCAAATGCAGGTGGAATAACAATCAACAATGGTAATGGTACAGTAACAAATACAGCTGATGCCATTCAATCGAATCATGACGAAGTTGCGGCTGCAAATGCTAGTCCAAATCCATCGATACCGCTGAATGCTGAAACAGTAACTGCAAATCCAACGATATCGGGTGTCACTGGAACTGGTTCTAAAACGCCAACAACAGGAGATATTAAAACTGCAAACAGTGACAATAAATTATATTATGATAGAGTAACTCAAGCAGAAGTTTACAAGGTTCCAAGTTCAACTGGTACAGGTACGAGTGATGTTAGTGAAGGTAAATTAGTACATTCTAATTTTAACTCTTGGTCTTTAGTAAATTATAGAGGTACTCCGCTACAAGGTGCCACAACAGGCGTACCCTATGGAGAATACAATCAATTAGATTTTAATCCAGATACCCTGGTTAATCCAACAATTCAAACTATTATAGAAAGAACTTCTACAAATGGAGGATTAGGTTATAGATATGGTTATTCTGATTTTGCTCTATGCAGATATTTAGGAAGAATTCCTAACAATCACATGATTACCCTAAGAAGATTTCCATTCCCTATTGAGGATGATATTATAACTCCATTTACGGTAGATGCATCTGGAAAAAAGATTTTAAAACCATCTCCAGATCTTTCAAGAGCAGTAACGTGGATGTCAGAGCAAACTGGAAATAAAATAGAAGATATTTTAGGTTTTAGTTTTAAATATAATTGGGATGAAGTCGAAGCTGCGGTTCAAACCATCGAAAACGATGCATCTAGAAGAGGTAAGTTTGGAGCATTCATGAATTCATCTTCTTTATTAAGAAGCGTTGATGCTGCCGCAAATGGAAAGAATGCAGTTCAAGCCAGCATATACAATAGCGCTTCATTTGATCCAATCACATCAACTTATCCAAACTATGTGTTTGGTCCATACAATGCGATCACTAAAATGTTGCAAAGAAAGGAAGGTATGGATTTTGATCATGAATTTACGTTAACGTTTGAATATGAAATGAGATCTTTAAATGGAGCAAATCCAAAGATCATGTTTATGGATATGATGTCCCAATTGTTAGCATTGACCTATTCAAATGCTCCATTCTGGGGAGGAGCTGTTAGATATACAGGAGGTGGTGCAGGAAGTATTGGTAAACCATTGGGAAATGCTGGATTAATTGCAAATGGAGATTATAAAGGGTTCTTAGGATCAGTAATGAAAGATCTTGGAACACTTGGACAAAACTTGATTGGAGATATTAAATCAAATGGTTTGATGGGTAATAACTTAACAAATAATATCTTAGGAGGATCTTTGTTAAAATTATTCAACTCTCCAAATGCTGGACAAATCGTAAATGCATTCTTAACTGGTGAAGCAACTGGACAATGGCATGTTACGATAGGTAACCCATTAAATCCAATTGCAGTTATTGGAAATCTAGCTTGTACAAAAACTGAATTAAATTTTAAAGGACCATTAGGTATTCAAGATTTTCCAGAAATATTAGAATTGAAAGTTACCCTAAAACCTGCTCGACCAAGAGATAAAGCTGAGATTGAAAGCATGTTTAATGCGGGTAAAGGTAGATTTTACTTTAAACCATACGGAGGACCAGATATTAATAAAACAACCGATACCGATGTTTATAACCATCAGAAGGGAGGTAATGATATAACAGGACTTTCATCATACGGTACAGATGAAATGAGAAAATTCACAAACGGATAATGAACTTAACAACTTTAGTAAATAAGAGGATTGAAAATGGAGTAGTCATAATGACTGAACCGACAGTGCTATTTAGTAGCAATACACAAGTAATGTCTAAATTCTTAGTTGACTCGCATTTTGCAGGTCGACCAGATTTAATAGCGCTTCAGGTTTATGGTGTTGCATCTTATGCAGATTACATTCTAAAATATAACAATATTTCAAATCCATTTTCTATTGCTGAAGGTGATACACTATTAATTCCTCAGAGAGATGCGACTCTTTTACCTTGGACTAATAAGCCAACACAAAAATCGACTGAACAAAATGTAATAAGACAAAAGTTCATCGATACGAAAAGATTATCAATTCAAGATCAGAAGCGCATCGATTACTTAAAGAGAAAAGCCGCTGCATATAAAAATGGAGCGACTGAAATCTTGCCTCCAAATGTATTAAAGACTGGAAAGACAAATATCACAATCGCAAATGGAGTAATAACGGTTAATGGTCCTTCAAATAAATAATTATGGCTACCGATCAAAATACACAGCCAGCAAATGAATCTGGCATTTCATTAGATAGGCATATTTTAGCCATTCTAGAACCTACCATTTCACTAGATGAGATGAAGTTTGATGCGAATTCAGAAGGTGAAGGAGGTCAAAAGCAATCAAGAGAAAATGGTACTTGGGTTCCCCATATCAGAATCAATAACTTTTATATTCCTGCAACCGGTGTTAGATCATTTATATTGGATTGCTCTGGATTTATGCCAATAGTTTCCTTTTCATTTGATGATGTTGAAAGATCCTTTAAAGCTGATAGCATTCCAAGAGATGGAGATGTTATCAATGTTAGAATCACAGCAAGACAAGATGACACATTTAAAGATATTAGAGCAGATTTTGATATAACAAGCGTACATGGAGATGGATTAGAAAAAATGAATCCAACACAAATACAAACTTATTATATTACTGGAATGCTGAAGGTTCCAACACTTTTAGCAGAATCTTGTTTTGGATATTCTTCAGATACTTCAGTTGAACATTTGAAAAAAATATCAGCTGATTTGGAGTTAGGATTTGCAAGCAATGTGGATGCAGCAAACGATGCAATGTCTAGATTATGTCCATTCATGTCGAAGCTTAACTTTATTAATGATGCAATCGATCATTCCTATGTTAGCGATGATACCTTTCAGCTTGGAAGCATCGATCCATATTACTATCTAAATTTTGTTGACTTAAATAAAGTGTTTAATTCAAATAATGACTTAGAAGATACATTGATCCACATGTTTGGTATCGATTTTAATACGCAGCCAACCGACACAAATGATTTAAATAAACTTAAGTCTCAATTAATATTAACCAATCATGAAAACTTCGGTGGAACTTCACAATATATTGTCGCAAATAAGATAATAAACAATGCAAGTGCCGTAAGTTTAAGCAGTGGTTATCAAAGGAAATTACAATATTTTGAAAACAATTCTACTGAAAAATTAGTATCTTTTGATATTCATCCTCTTGATTCTAAACAGATGAAAGATGTAGAAGAACCAATGAGAGGTAGGAGAGGAGAAGAAAGATATAAAAATGAGGTTAAACAAAAATATGTTGGACGCGTAGATCCTGATAATTTGCATCCTCAATATTTTTATGCATCAATGCACAATCAAATAAACAGAAATGAGGTTCATAAAATGAAACTAGAGGTTACGTTGGAAACAATTAATCATGGTTTATATCGTTTTATGAAGATTCCTGTACTAATATTTGCAAATGATGTTCTTGAAAATATGATGGGAGATGCGGTTAAAAAAGTTAAATCTAACGCTGGATTCGAAAGCGCAGGTAAACAATTTAAAGAGGATACAACTTCACCTAATAACATACAGAAATTGGATGAATTTGTTTCAGGATATTATGTGATCGATGAGATACGTTATATTTATGATCCATTTACTGCAAACTCATTTCAACAAAAATTAACACTGCTTCGTAGAGAATGGCCGACTAGGCTTAACAACTACACTGCTTAAAATTAAATATATAACTCATGTCAGATTTTGGTAGCATATATTCATTTAGAAAATCGGGTCTCTATAAAAAGGGTCCGATGGACCCAGGTGGGCAAGTTAATAATTCATACCAAGATCCAACCTATCTTTCGTTTACTCTTTTATTCGTAACCGGAGATAACAATGATTCTCCATTTCTTTCTGGCGCAGCTGAAGATTTTTTAGCCAAATTAAAAACAGGCTCTAACATACAAAAATATCAGACAAGATTACAAAATCTTAAAGATTTTAAAGCTGCTCTATTAGCAATCAATACACAAATGCCTTGGTACTGGCAGTCTCTTGATGGAGTTGAAAGATTGGTTCAATATGATGTGAATCGAGTTTATTGGGGTGGTGATGACGCCAAATTAAAAATTGGTTGTTTAGAATCTATAAATATGGCAATCACTGGTTTGATGGCACTTTACAGAAAGGCAGTATGGGATGAAGAGAAATGGTCTTATTTACTTCCAGCAAACTTAAGAAAGTTTTCAATGTTTGTTTACATTGGAGATGTTAGAACATTGGATGATAATGCATACGAAGGTACAAAGGTATTAGATTCTTCAAACGATACAGATCCAGCAAACTTAGATCTTATAAGCCACAAGCCAACTGCTCTATTTAAACTTCAATTTTGTGAATTTGATATTATGTCAGGTTCAAAAGCATTTGAAGGTTTAAAAGCAGATGTGCCTGAAATAACATCTCAGGAAATTGCAATAACATACGAATACTTAAAGCAAGTTGATGGTGTTTATCTAAATGGAGTATTAAATATGACAACCGATGCGACAGCGCAAACCACAGTAAATACTCCAGGAGTTCAAGCATTTACAACAAACAATAATTCTACAGTTATTGGTAATTTAAAGAAACAGTTTTCACCTTCTGGATTACAAGCATCTGCAAATCAATTAAATCAACAAGCAACAAATGATTTAGCAACTCTTTCAGCGGCAAAGAAACAAGAAATTACTGGAGCAGTAACAGGAACTATTGGCAATTTGGTTCCAACTCCTGAAAATGTATTAATGAATGGCGTTAATGCAATCGATCAAGCCACACGAATTAATCCAGCTCAACTGGAGAATGCTATCTTAGGAAATGTATATGGCGCAAATGTAGGTCAAACAATTATTTCAGCTCTTAATAGAGGTGCACTAAATGGTTTAAACCTCGGTAATGTCTTCCACTAATTGGTATAAATACTATACATGGCAACAGAAAATGAATTAGGTTCTGACAACATTAGAGACACCCATTGGTTGGGTGAAGTTGTTGATAATAACGATCCAAAAAATAATGGTCGTTGTAGGGTAAAGGTGTATGGCAAGTTTGATAATTTAACAAACGACGCGATACCTTGGGCGTCTCCATCTAATTCAATGGCTCCAGGACAACACATTATTCCAAATAAAGGAGATATTGTTTCAATAACATTTGACAATGGTAATATTTACACTCCAACATATTCATATCAAATCAATCAAAGTCCTGAATTAAAGAATGATATTTTAAATGGTTCAGCAGAACCTCAAAATGTTGTTTCATTGATCTATGATATCGTAAGAAATTTCAGATTCTATTTAAGCAAAGAGGACGGTCTAGTAATGACGACAGGTGCGGATAAAAATTCGCAACCAATGATTCGTTTTAGTCCAGATGGAAAGATGTTCTTAAATGCAGATCAAATCTTTATTGCTTCTAATTCAAAAGACGAGGCAGAACCTGCGGTAAAAGGAGAGACGCTAAGAAAGTTATTGGATAGCTTTATGGCATCATTCTTAAGTCACACGCATCCAACGGGTACAGGTCCTTCAGGTCCACCCTTGCCTCCTGAAAAGGCACAAGTTACTGAGACCAAAGGTAAACTGGACACCATCAAGCAATACAAAGCAGGTGGTGGTAGTTCATCAACACCAACAAGCTCTAGTGGATCCAGTGGCACCTCAGGTACATCAGCTTCTACGTCAGGTACAAGTGGTACAACAGGTACAAGTGGTACTTCAGCTGCAAGTACTTCAGGAACAAGTGGTACTTCTGGAA